TTTGATGATAATTTTATTATCGAAGCGTATTTGGATAATTATGAGGGATATGCTCCTGGTAGTGATTTGATGACAAAATTTGGATTGAGATTAAAAAATGAAATTAATCTTGTCATCTCAAGAGAAAGATTTGAGGAATTTATATCTCCATTAATGAATGGTAGGCAAGTTGGAATTGATGATGGAAACATTACAGACTATGAGGTTGAATTAACCAATCGACCTAAAGAAGGAGATTTAATATATTTTCCATTAGGGCAGAGATTATTTGAAATTAAAAGAGTAGAGCACGAAAAACCTTTTTATCAATTGGGAAAAAATTATGTCTATGAACTTCAGTGCGAACTTTATGAATATGAAAATGAAGACATTGACACTTCAATAGAAGAAATTGATAGAACTGTTGAAGATGAGGGTTATATTACTTCTCTCACTTTAGGTGGAATTGGAGTTACTGCAACAGCAACAGCATCTATTGACACAGGTATTGTAAGTCAGATTATTTTAAATGATGATGGAGCATTTTATTCATCAACTCCCATAGTTACGATTGCAGCATCTCCGACTGGCAATCCTTCCGATAATGCTACGGCAGTCGCAATTACAACTTCTGTCGGTGGAGTGAGGTCTGTTGATTCAATAAGACTTACCTTTGGTGGTCGTGGATATGATATTTCAAACCCACCGTTAGTTACAATTACGGGAGGTAATGGAACTGGTGCCGCAGCAACCGCAGTTGTTGCAGATAATGGTGTAAATCAATTTACAATTACGAATGCTGGAGAAAATTATTTCGTCGAACCAGTAGTTACTGTTGTGGGTGTCGCATCAACCGCTGCTATTGCACGAGCAACATTCAACCCAATTACAGGAACTGTTACAGGAATTCAAATTGTAAATTCTGGTTTTGGATATACGGAGGCACCTACGGTTCAAATTTCTTCTGGTTCTACTGTAAGTGTTGGTGGAACATATGTCTATGGAGAAACTGTAACTGGTTCACTTTCCGGTACAACCGCAGAAGTCAGATATTATAATCTTCGTACAGATCTTAATGTCATCAATCCTCCAGGAGAACTTCGAGTTGCGGTTAATAGTGGGCAATTCTCTGCAGGTGAGGCAATTATTGGATCTGCTTCTTCGGCAACCTATATACTTAAATCATATGATAATGACAATTATCAAGAATCTTATGATACATATGATAATAATGAAGAATTTGAAACTGAGGCAGATCAGATATTAGATTTCACTGAGACCAATCCCTTTGGAGAATATTAATGTTAGGAACTTATTTTTATCACGAAATTATACGTAAAACTATTATTGGTTTTGGAACACTATTCAATAATATTTACATTAGGCATTTGAACAAGGATGGATCAATTGCCGATGAAACAAAGGTGGGACTTTCTTATGGACCAACTCAGAAGTTCTTAGCAAAAATACAACAACAGGCAGATTTATCGAAACCAATTGCAATTACTCTCCCAAGAATGTCTTTTGAGATGGTTGCTTTACAATATGATCCAAGTAGAAAAACCAGTGTTACGCAAACCTTTAAGGCGTGTGATAGTGAAGGAAATATAAAAAAAGTTTATATGCCGGTTCCTTACAACATTACATTCGAACTGAGTATATATTCAAAACTAAATGATGATGCTCTACAGATTGTCGAACAAATTCTTCCATTTTTTCAACCTTCCTTCAATTTAACTATAGATTTATTAGATTCTATTGGAGAGAAAAAAGATATTCCAATCGTGATGGATAGTATTGATATGCAAGATGACTATGAAGGAGATTTCAATACAAGAAGAGCACTTATCTATACTCTAAGATTTACTGCAAAGACTTACATGTTTGGTCCTATTGCAGATTCTACGGATGGTCTCATTCGTAAGGTTCAGACTGATTTGTATGCTGATACAAACACTCAAACTGCTAAACGTGAAATGAGATATACTGTTGTCCCAGATCCTATTGATGCTGAACCTGGAGATGACTTCGGATTCACAGAGTTGTGGGAAGATTTTACAGATTCCAAAGAATATAGTCCAACACAACAAACTGATATTTAATAGTTATGTCTAACAATTATGAATCGATAGATAATGCACTCAATACAACGAGTGATATTGTTGAAGTAGAAAATAAAACTTCTAAAATAAAACCCATAGACAATACTAGAGATGGGCATATTGATAAAGACTATGAATATAGTCGTGCAAACCTCTACTCCCTCATAGAGAAGGGTCAGGAGGCAATCAATGGCATTATGGAGGTAGCAGGTGAAGGAGGCAGTCCAAGGGCATACGAGGTCGCAGGGCAGTTGATTAAGAGTGTTGCTGACACAACCGATAAGTTGATTGATTTACAGAAAAAACTTAAGGAAGTTGAAGAGGATTCTAAAAAGACTACTAATAATGTCACCAATAATGCAGTGTTTGTTGGATCGACATCCGAACTACAAAAAATGCTAAAGCAAGGTTTTCTAAATAATAAAGAGTAATCTTGCTTTTAAATAATGGCAACAAAGTCGGGAGATCAAGGTCTTCGAGATTGGTTTGGCAAATCAAAATCTTCTGATGGAAAACCTGGATGGGTTCAGCTTGGAGGCAAATTTGCAGGTAAACCCTGTGCTCGTCAACCCGGACAAACTTCTACACCAAAATGTGGGAGTTCTAAAATGAAAAGAAATTTGAATGATAAAGAAGAGGAAAGAGCAAGAAGAAGAAAAAATCGTCAAGATCCCAACCAACCAGAAAAATCTGGTGGAGCAAAACCAACTAATGTAAGGACTGAAGGAATGGACATTCAGGAAGTAAAAGATAAACCAGGCAAAGGTAGTGGAAAAAAAGATGCCTGTTATCATAAGGTCAAGTCACGTTATTCTGTTTGGCCATCTGCATATGCTTCTGGAGCACTTGTGAAGTGTCGTAAAAAGGGTGCTGATAACTGGGGCAACAAATCAGAGTCTTATGAATTCTCTAACTGGAGAGATGATTTCCGGGCAACTGAATATGAATTTGTAGATATTATCAAACCAGAACCAATCAAAGGTGGTCAACAGATTGATGAAGGGCAGAAGTGTTGGAAAGGATATGAAAAGAAAGGAACTAAAAAGATGTTTGGTAAAACTTATAATAACTGTGTGAAGAAGGAAGGATATGCTCCTGGAGATATTGATCAGAAAGTAGGTGCTGTTACTTCTATTCCTAAGAAAGAACAAGATGACGCTAAAGCAAGATTACTTGCAAAAGCAAAAGCAAAACGTGAAAAAATAAAAGAAGAAAAGCATACTCCAACCAAATCTGATTTAGAAGCAAATATTGGTGGAGGAAATCTTCAAAAACTTTCCAAGAAAGCATCAAAAAGAATTGATTATGATGTCGATGGTGACGTAGATTCTCAAGATAAAGTTGAAAAAAGTAAGGGTGAATATGGAGAAGAACTTCCAACTCCATTTGGTAAGTTTAGAACCGGAGATTCCAAGAAAGTGAAAGTCAAGAAAGAAGAATTTTCTGATTGGAGGGAGGAGTTATCGGAAGCATCTGTAAAAAAATATTGTCCTAAGTGTAAAAAGGTCGAAACAAAATCTCAATGTGCTTATGGTCCCAAGTATTGGGAAGATAACGCAGAAGAGGTAGAGGGTGGAGATATGTCTGAAGGTGCTGCTTGGACAAAGAAGTCAGGTAAAAGTGAGTCTGGTGGTCTGAATGAAAAAGGTCGCAAGTCTTATGAAAGAGAAAATCCTGGTTCTGATCTAAAGGCACCAAGTAAGAAGGTTGGAAATCCTCGTCGCAAATCATTCTGTGCAAGAATGAAAGGTATGAAGAGGAAACTGACTTCTTCCAAAACTGCTAACGACCCAGATAGCAGAATCAATAAGTCCCTTAGAGCGTGGAACTGCTGATATGAAAAGTTTTCAACAATTTCTCTCAGAAAGCATCACCATCAATGGTGATTTTAACGGAACTCTCAATGTAGGAGGTTCCCAACCAGAGCAGGCATCAGAGTCTTTCTTTGCAGATGTTATGTGGGAAGGTAAACTTTACCGTTTAGAAGTAGAAGGTGCAATGATTTCTAAGAATGAACTTGCAGAACAAATCCAAGATGAATATCCTGGAGCAATTATTCATCAGATTTATCCCTCCACAGAAAAGTCGTTAAATATTAAGAGAGCACAAAGGTATCAACCTGAAAGAATGAGTTGGGGTGACTGATGGCACAGTGGAATAAAATTAAACAAGACTATCTCAATCAAGAGAGAAGTCTATTTGAAGTCTATATGTGTGCCGATAGATACGGCAACATTGATGGATGTCATGGAACAGCAAGTGGGAGTAGTGCATTTGGTGAAGTTGTATCTGTTCCTATTACACCAGTGTTTCAACTGGATGGATTGTATGGTTTAAACTCACAAAAGTTTGAAACATACTCATTTGGAACTGGTATTACAACTTCTACCACTTTGATGACGGCATCAACCGGAACTGGTGCCTATGGTTATGGAGTTGTTCGTTCTAAAAGGGCAGTAAGATATCGTCCTGGTCAAGGTGCCCTTGCAAGATTTACTGCACAATTCTCTGGTAGTGTAGAAGGATATACACAAAGAGCAGGTTTTTTCTCACAAGAGCAGGCACTTCAAGTTGGATTTAATACTAATGGAAGATTTGGCATTCTTCGTGAGAATGGCGGTAAGGCACATATTCATAGATTTGAAATTGCAACACCAGCAAGTGGAACTGAAACTATAACAGTAACTCTTAACGGCAGTTCAATAGATGTTGTTATTCCTAGTGGAACAGCAACACAAAACGCAACTGGTATTGGAACTAATACTTTCCCTGGATGGATTACTGATTATCAGAATGGATATGTTGA